ATCATTTTGAAAGTGCTGGAACCAATACGATAGTACCACCTATAGTAGATATAACAGCTTATTCATAATATTATGCCTAAAAGGAAAAAAGATCCCAAAGTGGGTACAGGTAAAAAACCTAAAGGTTCCGGCAGGCGTTTATATACTGATGAGAACCCTAAAGATACAGTAAGTATAAAATTTAAAACTCCTGCAGATGCAAGAGCTACCGTTGCAAAAGTAAAACGTGTAAGCAAACCTTATGCCAGAAAAATACAAATATTAACGGTAGGAGAGCAAAGAGCTAGAGTAATGGGTAAAACACAAGTCGCTGCTATATTTAAAAAAGGCAAAGAAGCAATACGAAAAGCTAATAAAAAGAAAAAGAAATAATGCCATATGTAAGTGCAGCACAGCGTAAAGCTGTATGGGCTAGCCGTAATGAGCAAGCCAAAAAAAAGAAACGTAAACGTAAAAAAAGAAAGTAAAATGGGAATTGGACCTCAAAATTTAGGCGCTGCCGGAATGAGCAGCAAAAGCAAACCTTGTGGAACGCCTTTAGCTTTTAATGCTAAGCTAGAAGCAGCTGTTGATTCTGGAAAGATAACAGGTAAATTTGCAAATATAGTAAAAGCAAATTCATAATGAAAAGGGTTAAAGCACCCGCTGGTTATCACTGGATGAAGTCTGGAAAAAGTTATAAGCTTATGAAGCATACCGGTAAATTTGTAAAACATACCGGGGCTTCTTTATATGCTAGTTTCCCAATTCAAAAAGTACATAAAGGTGGCGGTAAGAAAAACTAAAAAAGGATTAGCACTTAAACGTTGGTTTAAAGAAAAGTGGACCGACGAAAAAGGTAATGTTTGCGGTTCACGTAAAAATAAAAATACAAAAAAGTGTCGCCCATCGAAACGGGTGTCCAGTAAAACAGTCAAGACCTGGGGAGAAATGAGTTCTTCAGAAAAACGTAGAGCTGTTGCGGAAAAAAAACGCGTAGGTATGGGTAGGAAGACATCTCAAATAAGACGTAAAACTACTAAAAGAAAAACAAATGGCCTTACCAAGAAACGGCGTCGCTAAAGAAATTAGATCATACGCGGGATCATTATTTATATTTTTGTTTGTAATAGGCACTATAGTAACGTTATTACAGTTTCCTGTTTTAGAATCAAACAAAGAAGTTGTAATGATGCTCATTGGAACTATTGCAGCATCAATTCCCGTAGTAATAAGTGCAATAACTGGTACCAAACCAGATGACGTAAATGCACTAAAAAACGAAGTAGAAAAAAGAGATCACCAAATAGAGCTACTCGTTAAGTCTAAAGATGACTTAGAAAAAATGGTGATCAATTTACAAAGAGAAATGTTAAAAAATCAAGATGACGTTATGGATAAAATAATTTTAAAAGCTGCTCTTGATTATGATGATAGAGCTGCTGCAAAGAGCTACATGCAAAAAGATTTTTGCGAGTGCGGCGAAAAAGAAGATTGTGATTGCAAATGAGTCAGAAACTAACCCAAAGAGCCCGAGCGGCTAAGGCAAAGAGAGATTTGCGTTATGCAAAATCAAAAGCCCGCAAATGGAAGAAAGCGGATAGCCAAAAGAAACGTAGAGTCGCAAAGAAGGCGGGGCGTTCTCTGACCGGTAAAGATTACGATCATAAAGACCGTAAATTTAAAACAGTAAAAAAGAACCGCGGAAACGACGGTAAAGGAACAAAAAAAGAAAAACGTAAATAACTAAATTTTTAAAAATGAAAAATTCTATTAACGAACAGTTTAAAATGAAGCCTGGGTCCAAAGAAGTATACACCCCGGGAACCTTTAAAATTGACAAAGCAATGACCGGGCTAAACATGGGTCACCTTGATGATAGTGGTATGAATTATGGCATGGCTGATTCACCAGCGCCAAAAACTGATCCCGATAAAAATAAAGTTGGTTCAGATGGTATGACTGATTATGCTAGAAAAAGAAAAGCTAAGCAAGAAGCGGCTAGAAAAAAAATAGCAGAATTAAAAAAGAAAAGAGAAGAAGCAAAGAAAAAAAGAGAAAGTGGCGAATATAAAGGTCCTAGCGGGAGACGTGGTGATTTTTCATTTGGGCCAATAAGAGGTAACACTAGACGTTACGGAGAAGGAGGATAGAATGCCGGTTAAAAAAGCAACTGCTAAAAGGCGTAAACCGCCTGCACCTTCAAAAAAGAAATCTTTAGGATATTATGCTAAAGTAAAAAAAGGTGGTGGCACGGGTAAAAAAGCCGGTGGCGGAATGACTAGCAAAGGTGTTGCTAAATATCGTAGAGATAATCCTGGCAGTAAACTAAAGACTGCAGTTACAACACCCCCTTCTAAACTTAAAAAAGGAAGTAAAGCTGCAAAACGCAGGAAGTCATTCTGCGCTAGATCTAAAAGCTGGACCTCAGAAAGAGGTAGAGCTGCTAGACGTAAATGGAATTGTTAATATAATCAAATAAATTAAATTTAATTAAATGGCACAATTTGGTGGTCCAAAGTTAGTCAAACAAATGTATTTTGATGGCAAAGCTAAGGAAAAACTAATTAACGGAATAAATAAGATAGCAAATGCCGTTGGCTCAACTTTAGGAGCTAGCGGCAAAACTGTCGTTATAGAAGACGACTTTGGTGGTCCTCAAGTAACTAAAGACGGTGTTACCGTAGCAAATAGCATACTGCTTCAAGATCCTATAGAAAATCTTGCGGTATCTATGATGAAGCAAGCTGCACAAAAAACAGCAGCTGTAGCAGGCGACGGCACAACTACGTCTATAGTTCTTACAAAAGCTATCATTGACTGTTACTATTCAGCAAAAGGAGAACAGCATTCTTTTAGAGATATAAGAAAAGGTATGGATCTTTTTAAAGACCATATTATAAAAATACTAGATGAGAAAGCTATACCTGTTGAACAAGATAAGTTAAGGCAAGTTTCTACTATATCAGCTAATAATGATGTAGAGCTAGGCGATATAATAGCTAATGCTTTTAATGAAGCAGGTAGTAATGGAGTTGTTACTATGGAAAGCTCTCCTACTAGTGAAACTTATGTGCAAGCGGTACAAGGCACAAAAATAGGATCAATAAGTAAAAGTCCTCATTTTTATACTAATAATGAAAAAGAAGTTGCTGAATTAGATAATCCGTTAATTTTCTTAAGTGTTTCGGATATTCCGAACATGAGAAAAATTCAAGATATTTTGGAGTACGCGATACAGTCCAATCGATCAATACTCCTTGTTGCTCCTTTAGAGTCGCAGCCGCTGGCGGCTTTAGCTATGAATAAAGTAAAGGGCAACATTAAGGTCAACGTTATAGACCCTCCAAGTTTTGGACTTAAAAGAAAAGATATACTAGAGGATCTAGCGTTGCTTGTCGGTGCAAAAGTGTTCGATGAAACCTTGGGTGATTCGATTGATGCGATCACCCCTGACATGCTAGGGTCGGCTGATAAAGCCTTTTCAGATAAAGATGGTACTGTACTTATGGTTAATGATAAACCAAAAGAAGTGCAAGACAGAATTAAGTATTTAAAAACTGTTCTTGAAAAAGAAGATCATCATGTAATGACTAAACATTTAAATGATCGTTTAGCTTTATTATCGGGTGGCGTTGCAGTAATTTTCGTAGGCGCTGATACCGAGGTAGAGTTAAAAGAAAAACAAGACAGAGTAGATGATGCTATACACGCCGTTCGTGCCGCTAAAAAAGAAGGCATATTACCCGGTGGTGGATCAGCACTTGCGCATGCTGCCGTTATGGAAACAGGTGTTATGAAATTAAACGGTGGAATGCTAACTGGTTTAGAAATTTTAAAATCAGCTTTAGTTGCGCCTTTTACCAAAATACTTAAAAATGCTGGTTTAGAACCTACCTCATATAGTTTAAATAAATGGGGTGAAGGTGTTGATGTTACTTGTGGTTGTGTAAAAGAAATGATTGACGTTGGAATTGTTGATCCTCTTCTTGTTACAAAAACAGCTTTGAATAATGCTGTATCTGTAGCTGCTACTATTCTTTCAACTGATTGTGTAATTTCAAATGTTAGAGAAGAATGATAGCAATAGGCAATTACATAATTATAAAAGACATAGCTGAAAATATTAAAAAAACAGCTGGTGGGTTAGAGCTTGCAGATAAGCATGAAGAAATGCGCTACCGCAAAGGAATTGTAATATCATCTGGACCAGATGCGATAAAAGAAAAACAAAAAATATTATACGATAAAGTTTCAGGCCACGACATAGAGTATAGCGATAAACTATATAAAGTTATAGCTCTTAAAGACGTAGTTGCTATTTTATAATGGATCGATCTGATTTCGTTGAAAGAGGTGAGTTAAAAGTAGATTTTTTAAAAAATTATAGATTAGTATCGCGTTGGGCCTGTATTAATAATAATTTAGGTGTGGCTGATTTAGAGCTTTTGTTCTATTTAGATCCTATTGTTTATTTTACAATCAATGACTTTAAAGATGGTACTTTATATTATTCTTGGGATAAAACAAGATTTTATAGATTACAGAAAGAAGGCTGGATTGAAAAAGTGCATATGGGCAAAGGAAGAATAGGTGATCATAATAAATACAAAGTGAGCCACAAGGGAAAGTATTTAATAAATAGAATATATAGAATACTTATAGGTGAAGAAAATTTACCTGAATCTACTAAGCGCAATAAAATAATGAAGCGCGAAAGGTATATAGATAAAGTATATAGCCAAGCAATTAAAAAATTTAACAAACAAAAAAAATAAAAAATGGGATTTTTAGCTATAACTCCTTCTGTTAGTGCAACTACAGGCGAAGTAACTTACTCCGCAGCTGCTCCATCAAATGGTGTAACTATAACTGGTGTTGTATTAAGAGAATTTATGACAAATGGGCCTAATAAACTTTCTGATGGAACATACGAAACAGATGTTACCAAGTTAGTATATGATGTTAAAGTAAGACCCAATAGTGTTACAGCGACTATGACTGTAACTAAAGGATCAGCTGTTCATACTATAATAATGTTTAAAACACCTGAAGGAATACAACAATCATACAAATTTGCTACTAACGATACTCTTAAAGTAAACGGGGTGGTTGAAGCATTAATAACTGACGCATAAAATAAATAAAAATGGAAGGACTACACTTATACAAAAACTTACCAGGCATTCAGATAAAATCTGATAAAGCGTCAGACGCTAACTGTATGAAGCCTATTACTAAAAGAATAAAAGAAAGTGCTAAAGGAACACAATTAAAAAATAAATAATGGCAAGAATAAGCACATATACCATAGACTCTACTGTCGAGGGAAGCGATAAGCTTTTGGGTACTGATGCAAATTCTTCATCCGCATTAGCAACTAAAAATTATACGATAGATAGCCTAAAGACATATATTATAGGGGACGGTAATACTGTTAACAATATTCCCGACTCAGTTCCTTTGGGCTTTTTTCTTTCAGTGAACAGAGAAGGTACGGCATATGAAAAAGCGCTAGTAAGAACATTAAAAAGTTCAGCACTTACAAATGTTGTATTAAAAAGTGCTACGGTAAATACCGGAGCCGATATTTATTTAAACACACTTGGTACAGGCCAAGTATTTTTAATTATAAGAGATTACAATGACGGGCAATTTGCTTTAGATTATGATTTAGCGGACTTTGCTGCAAACTCAGCAACTTTTACAGGTGTTATAAGCGGAGTGACTTATACCGGAACGGTAACATCTTTTAATGCCCCAACATTTACTTCAGATTCACCGGCTGCCAATGATAGCAAATATGTAACAAGTGGTAGCAATAAATATACAGAATGGTGCTTTAATGTAACATTAAATGAAGTATATACAGGTGGGCAATTAGCATTCACAGAGTTTACATTTTTAACAGGAGTACAACAAATTGAAACTCAAGTAATTGGCAAATTAAAAATTACAAGAGATTTAATTATAGACTCAGGAGATGTTACAATAGGAACAGATAATCCTAATAATGATCCTAGAAATTTAAATGTACACGGTGCTATAAATTTAAAAGACTCAGAGTCTACAGTTGTATTTGGTGATACTGCACCTAATGTGTCCATGGGAACAGATGGCACTAATCTTACTATTTCTGGTGCAGGCGAAACTATAATTTCAAACAACACAAGATTTACTACAGATGTTGTAAGGGATACTGATGGTACTGCAAACAACGGCAGAACTGTTATGGGACAAAATACAGTTACTGCAATTGCAGCAGATGGCACAAGAGCCGTATTGTCCGCAACAGGTATTGCTTTGCAAAATTCTTCAGGAGTAGTTACTGGAGCACAAATAAAAGCTGTTGAAGGAAATCCTTCTAGTTTATCTGGTTTAACAGATCAAGGCTTATTATCCAAACTACAAATAGGGTCTGATTATTTTGATTTACCAGAATTAGCTTCAGGTGTAGCTTCAGCACTTCCGGGACTTTCGGAAACATTAGCTGGGCCATCAGGTAATATTACTATGGGACGGTTGTTTTATGGTATCAGACAAAGTAATGGTGCGCTTTTCCAAGCAGCTACATCCCCTGCAAGTTTTTCAGGCATAAATATAACTGCTAATGCAACAAGTGTAACTTTATCCTCTGCTAATCATACAGCTATAAAAACTTTGGTTGATGCTACACCAGCAAATCAAGCATTGTATTTTGTAGAAAGTACATACAGCACGGCATTTCCATCTGTTGGAGGCTTAATTAATGACTCAACAGTAAACATTTATCAAATAATATCTGAGAATGAAACAAATCTTAGTATAACATTTGGTAAACAAGGAGATGGAGTTATAGTAATTAATACTAGTGAGTTTAATGTAAATTCAGAGGTATTAAAGTTAAATGATATACCACAAGCATCTAAGCCTAATTACTTACAGTACGATCCATCTACAAAAGCAGTATCACATAACCCTTTAAGCATATTAGCTTCAGCAAACGGAGCTACTTATGATTACGCACCTTCATCATTAACAAATGTTGCTTTGTTATCTATAAATTTTGAAAATCTTATAGAAACTGCACCGGCTAATGGACAGGTAGTTTTAAAACAAGGGTATGCTTATGGTGGTGCTTTAACAACGAATACAACTGTTGAAAAGCAAAAATACTACATACTTTCAAATATAACGGCGGATCGGACAATAACGCTTCCTGCAGGAACAGCTGGAGATAGTATTAAGTTTACTAACCTTTCAGCATTTGATGCGAATGGCAACTATGCGCAATCAGCGTATACATGGACAATAAACCCAAATGGGTCAGAAAAAATAATGAGAACCAGCTCGCTGGTATTAGATGAACAAACCTCATCATTTGAGTTGTTCTATACTGATGCTGCAAATGGTTGGGTAATAAATGGAATTAGCTAATGGGACTACAAATAGATTTACCAAGCGCTGGTCTTCTAGGAATAACCAACGCTACAGCAAGTGTGATAAACGGTACAGCCACATTAAATGTTAATTCTGTTAATGTATTAGACGGAAGTTCAAACTATACCGTAACACTACCTTCCGCTAGCTTAAATGCTGGTGATGAAGTTGTTATGAAAAAGATTGGAACAGGAACGGTTACTGTTGCATCAACAACAATAGAGAGTTCAAATCAAACAATAACAATAACAAATAATCAGCCAATAAGATGCTTATATGTAAATAGCACTATTGGGTGGCTAATAACATAAGCTATGGCAGATATAAAAACTTTTTATCCAGGAGCTACGGCAAACAATCCGATAAACAATGCTACTGCTTCAGTTTCTTCTACATCTTCTACTGTAGCAACAAATGTAGATGATTCAAATAGTGCATCAGATATTTCCTTTTATTCAGGAACCGAAGCTGGTGCACCATTTAGAATAACTAATGGCGCTACATCGGCACCTTCATCTGCATCTTCACTAACTATTACTAGCTCAGATATATTAGCAAATAGTTTTGCTAATGGAGATGTCGTATATGTTACAGATGATTCAAAAACTAATATTGAAAAGCAAGGCAGCGTTACCTCTGAAGGAGCAGGTACTGTAACTATAAACATGAATGCAGCATTTACTTCAAGTGACACTACAGATTATACAGTAGGTAAAAGAACACCTAATAAACTTTACATTACTTTTTAATGAGTTTTGGTAATACTTCACCAAACATAAGTTTTGGTAATATAACAGCAAATATATCCCAAGGTAATATTACAAGCACATTAGGAGGCGCTACTATGCTTGCTGACTTTTTGATGGTTGGTGGCGGAGGTGATGGAGGCAATTGTGCGAACTCACCCTCTAATTATGGCCCAGCTTATGAGTCAGCCGGAGGCGGTGGTGGCTCTGGCGAAGTGCGCTGGTCTTTAGGAGCAGGCACACCTACTCATACAACCCAAGCTTTTACCAAAGGATCTGTTTACAATATAGTGGTAGGTGCAGGAAATGGCGGAACAACCAGTATTGTAGGCCCTAATATTGATATTAGAGCAGGTGGCGGCGGTGGAGGCGGCTATGGTGGTGGTACATCAAATGGAACACCACCGGCAGTACCAGATCCTACAAATGGCGGTTACTTAGGAGGTATTGGGGCTGCAAGAGGTCATACAGGGCTTGCGTATTACGGGCAAGCTATAAACGCAAGCGGAAACGACCCAGGTGGGGTGTCTAGTTCTATTACAGGCACCAGCACTAAATATGGAGCTTCATGGCCAGCAGCTAGATTAGTAACGCAAAATGCATATAACAATGGGACGCATGTAGCAATACAGGATTCTAGCGGCTACCCTAGTTACTATATACATGATGGCTATTACGATATTTCTCAAAACTTAAGTGGCACTTATACTGCAACTGGAACATATGGTACTGCAGGGTATGAATATTATGGAAGAGGCGGTTTAGGAGGTGCTTCTTATTATCATAGTCAACTCGGTAATAGAAGAATGTCAAGAGGTAGTGGCGCTGGTGGCGTTGTTATCATAAGATTTTTAACTGCTGGTAATACATATGTTACCACAGGTGCTACAGCTACTACAGACGGTGACTATACAGTGTTAACCTGGACCTCAGGAACACGTACTTTAAAATTTACATAATGGCAAATTTAACAACAAGAATAGGTGGACAGCATTATTATAAGGCTGCTACTGGAAACAATGAAAGCCTACTAAACTTTTGGCGAGGCACTCAGCAACAATACAATAATTTAGCAGTAACAGGTACTACCAGCGGAGCTCCTTCAGGTGCATCTTCTGTCACTTTTACAGTATCATCATCTAGTATATTTACAGTTAATGATATTGTATTTGTTACAGCAGGGTCAGGAAATAATACAAATAGAACTCAGGGCACTGTTTCTGGGGTGCCTAATGGCACAAGTGTAATTGTAGATTTTACGCCCGCATACTCTACAAATGTTACTTCAGGGTATCAAATAGATTTATACGATCCAGATACATTTTATATTATAACAGCTTAATATGCCTTCTAATATTGAACATGCAAACATCTCAGCTTTAAAGCTAGGTATTGTTAATGTAACAAAAGGTTATATAGGGCATGAAGAAGTATACCCAAATACAAAAGAAATCCAAAGTTTTGCTTTTGCAGATACTTCAACTGTATCAAATGCAGGCGAAACTAGAGTATTAAATATAGGAGGTGAAGTAGGCGCTACGTTTAATTTAACAGGGGCAAATGGGGCTAACTCATTAGGCTCTCAATCATTAAGCTCCACAAGCCAAGCGTTTAATATTGTAATAGGTAGCAATAGTACTTATGGCGCAGCTCAAAGAAGCCCAAGCGTTACAATAGCCCCTCAGGGTAGTACTACATTAGCGTCAGGGGTTCCTACAACTAGAACTTTAACACAAGCTGCTGGACCAGTGGTACAAACCGTAAATATTGGCACATCAAGTTTTTCTGCTGCGGTTCTTGTAAATAATACAACTGTAGTAAACGGTGTAACAAGATGGGCACAAGGTGCTAAATTTAGAATAACATGTGTTATAAATTCTAGTAGTTTTCCATGGGCCGCCTTAGCTAACTCCTCATCTTTTGTGTTTTATCATGATTCTTTTGGAGGTTCAGGAAGTGAAACTGTAACATTAAGTAATTTTTCTCAGCCATTTACTTCTACTAATAATAGTAATAGTAAATATTGGCGTCCATACCCTGTTTCTCCAAGTGGTAATATTCCTACAGGAACTTATCAATATGAACTGGAACTAACTAACAATTATAATCCTACATACATAAGAATTTCTGCGTATGCAGTACCATCTTCTGGATATAAATTTTCTGGGCTTGGTGCCGGTGTGTTATCTCATTTTGCAGGTTATCAATCATATTACCCATAATAAATGGCAAGAATACAACAATATTCAACCGATACCACTATCACTGGTGGTGATAAACTAGTAGGTAATGATGCAGCGGATAATTCTACTAAGTTATTTCAAATAAGTGATATAGGTTTACATTTTGCCAAGCAAGGCAATGGTACAGGTTATCAATATACTTATGGTGGTAAATATACAGATTCATCAGTTAGTGCAGGTTCAATAGAATATTTAGTTGATCCTACAGCACCCTCACAATTTGGGTGGGCTAATATACAAAAAATAGCTTTTTCAAACACAATACAAAATGGAACAGATGTTTCTGGTATTTATGCCTTATTTACAAATCAAATAATAAAAGTAACTGATTTAGCTGGTGACGGTATTAATAGCTATGCTATTTATAAAGTTACTAATATTGAGGATACAACTGGCGGCAAGTTAGTTTCTGTTACAATGCTAGTTGGTTCAGGCACTCCTGCTGAAGCAGATGTGGTTGTTGCTTTTTCTGGTATTGTAAGAGCTGAAGATATTAATGCTATAACAGATGCAGATGTTGTTGATAATTTATTATCACAAGACGGAACTAAAGTATTATCAGCAAAGCAAGGTAATGTACTTAAAGGACTGATTGATACTATAAACGGTATATTAGCGTCAAATGATGCGTCTTTAGATACAATACAGGAAATTGTAGATTACATAAAAGCAAATAATGCCTCTATAGCTAGCCTTAATACTACTATGGCTACTAAAGAAGATAAGGTTGCAGGCAAAGGTTTATCAACTGAAGATTTTACTTCAGCACTTCTGGCCAAACTAAATAGTATAGCTACAAATGCAGAAGTTAATGTACAGTCGAATTGGAATGAATCGGATAATACAAATGACGCGTTCATACAAAATAAACCGGCTATTACATCACCTTCAACTACACTTACTGTTTCAGGCACAACAAATGAAATAGAGGTTACCGGAGGTGCACAAGATTTATCAGCTAATAGGACATGGACTGTAGGTTTACCTAATGATGTAACGATAGCAAGTGATCTTACAGTTGGCGATTCTATTCAGCTATCTAATGCTCAAAGTTCTACGCCCACATTTGACAACGGTATATATTTTAGTACCGAAAGCGGCAACGATACTTTGCATTTTAGATACGACGATAAAGACTTAAGTATTGATTATTTAACAGAAGTATTATCAACCGGTATATTAAACGGTGGTGAGCTATCTGTTGCTAACGGTACACAATTTACTATTGCTGCAGGTGATGGTATAATAAATGATATAAATAAAGCGAGTGGTTCTGATCCACACCCAGAAATTAAAAAGATTTCTTGGTCGCAGCAAACTATTACAGTTTCTAATTTAGACTCTGGTAATACGCAACAGCTTAACTCGTGGATATATGTAGATGCAAACGGTGCCGTACAACAGCAGGCAACTGCATTTACAGATGCTCAAAAAAGAAACAACATAACAATAGGAAGTGCTATACACAGCGAAGGTGCACTTAAGTTTGTAAAAACATTTCCTATAACAGCTTACGACAATACAAGTCAGATAAACGAGTTTGCTAATATATTTGGCCCACTTAAAAAATCAGGGCATAAAGTAACTGCAAATGGCGCTAATTTATCTATAAATAGAGCAGCTGGTGTTGCCTTTGCATTAGGTAGAAATTATGCTGCTGACCCTGAAAACCCATCAACCGTTTCAGACTCTGCAAAAACGCAGTGTGTTATACATAGATATTATAGAAACAACTCAGGCGGTTTTGTTTTAGATGATGGTCCTAGCGGCAACGGCTATACTGTATTAGATCCTACAAAATATGATAACGGGTCTGGTACACTTCAAAATGTAACTAGCGCTAAATTTGCGGTACAAAGATTATTTTATTTTCCAGGCACGCCTAATATTGTTGTGTCTTATTATGGGCACAATGTATATGATACGCTAGCCGAAGCAGAAAAAGAATATATACTTGAAGACTTTTTAGAAGCAGAAAATACTTCTGATCAAGCTATATATCTTGGTGCTATTGTAATGAAAGGTGATGCAAGTGCTCTTAACAATACCGCTCAAGCAAAAATATTAACTGCTGGCGCATTTAGAGGTTTAGCATCTGTTGATTTAGGTGGCGTATCGGCTTCAGCTTCACTTGGTGATTTACAGGATGTAAACATAGCTAGTATAGCTAATAACCAAATTATACGCTATAATAGTTCAAATTCTAGATGGGAAAATGTAGCATTGCCGGCGGGTATTTCATTAACTGATATATCTGTAGGTTCTGAAGGCTCACCTTCAGGAGATGGATCATTAGCATATAATAATTCAACTGGAGTATTTACATACACTCCACCTGCTCTTTCAAGTTTTATAGATGGATCCGGTAGTGCTAATGCACTGCCTAAGTTTAGCGATTCAGATACACTTGCAGACTCTTCTATATCTGAGTCAGGCCAAGTGGTAGACGTTAATATTAACGGTGCTATTAAAATGCCTGACGGCACAACAGCACAAAGACCCGGTTCTCCTGCGGCTGGCATGTTTAGATATAATACCACAGATGGGCAATTTGAAGGATATACTACAGAATGGGGAGCTATTGCTGGAAGTGGTGGTGGAGCATCTACTATTGAAAGAAATACTTTTTCAGGTAATGGCTCAACAACACAGTTTACCTTATCAAGTGCAGTTACAGATGAAATACATACGCAAGTATATATTGATGGTGTATATCAGTCTAAATTAAATTATAGTACTTCAGGTAATGTATTAACATTTAGTTCAGCGCCACCTTCGGGTACAAATAATATAGAAGTTATACATGTTGCTACTGTAACAGTTAATGGTGCTTCTGCTTTAAATAAAAATACTTTTACAGGAAATGGTAGCACAACAGGATTTACACTTAGTGCTGCACCTACATCTGAAGATTTTACTTTTGTATTTATACAAGGTGTATATCAAGAAAAGTCAACTTATGTAGTTGCTAATAATGTTATTACTTTTAGTACAGCGCCACAAAATGGCTACACTATAGAGGTAATGCATATTAATGCTGTTAATGTACAACAATCATCATATATGGAATATGATGGATTTACTGGTACAGGAAGTCAAACAGCATTCACACTTGTAAACGGTAATCCTACAGATGAAAAGTTTACGATGGTATTTTTACAAGGTGTATATCAAGAAAAATCTACGTATTCTTTATCAAACAGAGTTATAACATTTACAACTGCACCGGATTTAAATTATACAATTGAAGTAATATCTATAAACGGTGGTGGTTTATTAACTAATCCATCAACAAGACCGACTGTAGGTGTTATATCAAGTAATACAACAGCAGTAGCAAATAGTGTATATGTATTAACAGCTAACCTAACTTTAACGCTGCCTGCTAATCCACAAATTGGAGACAGCATTAAAATATCTAATAGGTCTGGTGTTGCAACTTGTGTGCTGGGAGCAAACAATAAAAAAATTATGGGTGCAGCAGCTAATTTAACATTAGATACAGCATCTGCTAGTTTTGAATTAATATACTCTGGCGTTGATCAAGGCTGGGTAATAATAGGACAATAATATGGGTAATCTATCAACATTTTTTCCGGCGGCTAGTAGCACAAATGTATTAGAACATTTAATTTGGCAACCAGATGGTAGAACTATAAAAACTGTTAATGGCGATAAAACAGCAGATAATTTAACTGCAGGCTTTGTTCCAGGAACAACTTTTGTAGATGGAGGAAGTACTATTGCTTATACGCCACCTACGGGAACTAAAAATTTATTGTTTTCAATGAATTTTAATTATACTAGAGACGGCTCATCTGGTCCTATATGGATGACAAAAATAACTATAGACGGTACAGATTGGACAGGATCTCATGATTCTATGTATGGTGGTTCCGATGACTACTATAATACGGTTAACGTTCAAAGATGTTTTCAAGTAGGAGCATCATCTGAAAATATAGCAGCTGGAATAATAGGTGCTTGGACTAGTGATAAAACTTTAGAATATAGAGTTGCATCTTATAGCTCTACTTATGATTGGAAATTTGGCAATAATGTATATATACCAGGAGGTAGTGAAAATACTTTTCAAAGACCAACGTATCAATTAATAGCAACAACTTAAATAATGGCACAAACTAAAGTAAAACCAGAGTTACTATCTGGCGGATTTAATACAGTTACGGCTTTAACGCCAGCTTCAACTATTACTGTAGATTATGATAGTGCACAAATATTTACGTTAACGCCTACATCAAACACAACATTAAATATTACAGATCCGGTAATTGGTATATCAAAAGCTTTTATAATAACAGGTAGTGGCAACTCATATACTATAACTTTAAACGTTGGCGGTTCTGCTAATACCTTCAATAAGATTGCAGGCGATTATGATGATACTAATGCAAAGAAAAATTTAATACAAATTATGTGCGTTGGTGCAACTGAATTTTGGTATACAATATCACAAATAGCTTCATAAATGTTAGGCGATACTATAATGCTTTCTACCCTTAAAACAAATATAAGCATACAATATTTAATTGTTGGTGCAGGTGGCACCGGGGGTGGTGGATCTCCTACTAATGATAGAGCAGGTGGTGGCGGCGGCGGTGGTGCTGTCGTAACCTCTACAGCGGATTTTCCTACAGGAACAAATCTTACAGTACAAGTTGCTCCCACTTCTAATGGTGGTTCATGGACAGGCGCATCAGTGCGTGGCCCAAATGGTGGGGATTCTATTTTTCATGATATAACTGCCGCTGGTGGAGGTGGTGGTGGTAGCGCTCAAGCATCAGGTGCTTTAAACAGTAATAACCACGGAAGATCAGGAGCATCCGGTGGTGGTGCTGGCGGTATAGTTAGTGCTTTAGGTGGATCTGCAACTGCAGGTTATGCTGGTGGAAATATGGGTGCTAGTTGTTGTGCATCATCCGGAGGTGGTGGAGCAGGCGGTGCTGGAGGTACTTCTTCTGGAAGCAATACACAAGGAAACGGAGGCCCCGGCGTTACAAACAATATAACAGGAAGTAATGTAACTTATGGTGCTGGTGGGCACGGTGAAGGAGGTGGAACCTATGATATTGCAGTTGCTGGTACAGCTAATAGAGGAAATGGTGGTGAAGGTGCTGGTGGTGATGGTAATTACTCTTCTGGTGGTTTATATAATTATCAAGGAGCACCTGGAGGATCAGGAATTGTAATTTTAAGATTTACAGGAGCTACACCAACAATATCAGGAGGATTAACGCATTCAACTTCAACTGTATCTGGGGATACTGTAATATCATTTACAGCAGGCACGGGAACAATAACATTTTAATATGGCATTAACAAAAATAACATCGGATATATTAGCCGATGAATTTAATACAACAGATACGCTTACAGCAGGTGCAACAGTTAATGTTAACTTTAAAAATGCAGAGGTGTTTACTCTAACACCAAACGCAAATACAACATTCAATATACAAAACCCTGTTGTAGGAATAACAAAAATAATAGTGGTTACCGGAGCCGGTAGTTCATATACAGCGGATACTTGGACTGTAGGTGGTAGCTCAGGTACATTTAATAGAGTTTCAGGAGAATATGATGATACTTCGGGAACTAAAAATTTAATTCAAATACTATGTATATCTGCAACTGAATTTTGGTATACTATAGTGCAACCAGCAACATAATATGTTTGGACAAGGGTTTAACTCGGGGTTTTTTGCAGGCCCATCGTGTTTTACAGACACTACAGATATATTCAAAGATAATAGTGGCATAGCTCTATATACTTTAGACTATGACGCTTCTAGTGGTAAAGATATTACTACAAATACGTTACAAATATTAGGAGACACTTCTTGCATTGCAACATATAGGCTAAACGGGGGCTCTGCAGATTTATCTGGAAATTATAATGGAACTGATACTAATATAACATATACTGATGGTTATTTTGGTCAATGCGCTTCTTTTAATGGTAGTAGTAGCTTTATAACTCTACCTGGAAATATGTTAAACTCCCTTACAGCAATTTCTGCTTCTGCTTGGGTATATAGGAGGACTGGCTCTTCTGATAATTATGAATATATTTTGTCAGGAGGTATTTCCGTTAGTGGGCAAAGATATGGAATTGCTGTTAATGATGCGGGTAGTGGTAGTACAGATAATAAATTTTATATAACTGACGGTGCAAGTTCTTTTCATACAAATACTGTATGCAACTATAATACTTGGTACCACGTAGTTTATACTTGGAGTGGTACGGAATTAAAATTTTATGTTAACGGAAGCTTAGATTCAACTTTTACTGCAGTAAACTGTAATTTTCAATCTTCAGGAAATGGACATAAGATAGGTGAATACCACCACAATGGAAATTATGAGTGGGAAGGTGAAATAGACCAAGTTAGAATTTTTAATAAAGCAATTAGTGCTTCAGAAGTCACGACGCTTTATAATGAAATAGGAGAAAAAAATGGAATTCCAACAAACGTAGACTTTGGTGTTGGTGGAAAATCGCTGTATGGCGCAAGGTTTAACGGTAGCAGCAGTAGAATAGATTTACCAACAGGAAGTTTAGGTTTTCCCTCAAATAATTTTTCAGTTAGTTGCTGGTTTAATTCAGCAGACATAGCACAAAACGACCAAAGTTTATTTTGGTTTCAACATTATCAAAGTCCTGTAAGATTTGGGGCATCAGTCAGCTCTTCATCTTATGGAGGCGATAATGACATTAGATTTTATTGTTTGATAGGTGGAAGTGGTAATCAAGCATTCACAAATTCTAATATTATTAGTGGTAATACTTGGTATCATGCTGTTTTTGTTAAAAGTTCTGTATCAGGTATGACTATTTATATTAATGGATCATCTGTAGCAACTAACACAAGTGCAACTGGCAATGTTAATAACAATATAACATCAGGAGGCGCTAATTCAATAGGAGTATATCAAACATCATCTTCTTCAGGTTATTTTGATGGAAGAATTGACCAATTTAGAATGTTTAATAAAGCATTATCATCCTCAGAAATTAGTAAACTTTACGGAAATGGGGCGGGTGAAATTGCTTGTAAATATACGGCCACAACAACTGATGTAAATTATCCTGTAACAAATTTAGCATATTATAAATTAGATAATAACAGTAAAGATTCAGGTAAATCACGAGGTAAATTTAACCAAGGAGTTACATTTATTGGTAACTCAGCTGGTATTGTAAATACAACTTTACAATTAAGCTCAACAGCACATTCTGTTTCTCTTTGGATGAAGCCCCAAGATTTAACCGCAACTAAATGGCAGATCATGTTCTTTTCTGCTTTTAATGGGCATCCGTCTTTTACTTTAGGCAAAAGGCCTGATAAAACAACAGCTTTTCATTATAGGAATGAATCAAGCAATGAAGTATATTTTACTTTATCAAATGCCAATACTTGGTATCATGTAGTTGTAACAAGAAATAACAGCGGTTCTACAGTGTATGTGAACGGAAGCTCTGTTGCTACTGATTCAAATTCTATGGGCTCCTACGGAAGTAGCTCTTATGAAAAAGCTTCAATAGGATCAAATCCTTTATATCCAGCAGAGTATTTTGATGGAACGTTAGACCAAATTAGAGTATACAATGTGGCATTAACAGCTACAGATGTTGCTAACTTGTATAATAACGAAACAACTACTACAGCTAATACATTATCATTTCCAACTGGTAAAACAGCAATAGCAACATATAAATTAGATGGAAATGGTGTAGATATATCTGGCAACTATAGCGGCAGTGAAGGCGCTAATATAGTATATGGTTACGACGGCTCAGATACAAATGTTGAATATAAATTTGGAAAATACGGTCAAGCGGCGGTCTTTAATGGGAGTAATAGTAAAATAAGAACAACTTTAGATTTTCAAACTTTAACAAATTACACCATTTCTCTGTGGATTAAAGTTGATTCATCTCCAGCTTCTCATACGCTTTTTGCAGGTACAATTAACTCAAGTGCTAAAAATGGAATTTATCTCTCTATAAACACTACTGATACAATAAGGTTTTTTGAAAGAAATAATAGTGGTACACTTACAAGCATCGAGTCTATAGATACCATTAATATAGGTAATTGGAATCATATTGTAGCCATAAGAGATGGAAGTACAAATTTTTTGTATATAAATAATGGAACTCCCGTATCTGCATCAAATAATTCTATTACTCACGCAATAGATTTTACTATAGGTAGGTCAGGAGATTATAGCACATCACATTTAGATGGTAATATAGACCAAGTAAGGTTATTCGCATCCGCACTTACGAATACCCAAGTTTCAGAACTTTACAACGAAAAACCTGAAACAGATACAAGTAATTTTAAGACTATATTGTATGAGGGAAATAATAGCACACAATATGTTTCTAATGTAGGATTTCAACCTGATTTTGTTTGGGTTAAATCAAGAGATTCTTCAGGTTATGACCATAACCTTTATGATTCCGTAAGAGGTGTATTACAAAGACTTAAATCACAAAATAATGCTGCACAAGATTCTAATGGTAAGCTAAGTTCATTTGATGCAAATGGGTTTTCTTTAATTGCAGGAGGTGATGCTAATGGAAGTGGGCAATCTATGGTGGCTTGGTGTTGGAAAGGCTCAGGTTTTCAACCTAGCCAAACTTTTTCTGATATAAAAACGCAAGGATTAATTGCGCATTGGAACGCAACGCAAACTGATAGCTTATATCCTGGGTCTACTTGGTATGACCTTACATCAAATAATAATGATTTAACTCATTATACAACCAGTGTTTCTAATATAAATATTGGTAACAATAATGGGGGTGTTATTAACATGAATAGCACCGACCAATTTTATAGATCTCAGTTTGTAAACGATCAAACATTTACTGTTGGCGGGTGGTTTAGAAAAGACGCTAACAACGGTAATAACGCAACTTTATGGTCTCAAGGGTATGCGCCTACTTTTAGATTACAAATTTATGGTGGCTCTACAGGAGACAGAATTTATCATTTTTTGCATAACGGCAGTACTAGCAATTCTTATGATACAGGTATTGATGTGCCTAAAAGTGCTTGGTTCCATATTATGGTAACATATGATTTATCTAATGGAACTGTAAAATTATATTTAAATGGTGCATTAGCGCATACTGCAAGCACTATTACAGGCACTTTTTATAGTGGAAGTAATTCAGATCAATATTTTAGAGTAATTAGAAATTCAACAAATGCTAATGGTTATCTAACCGGGGCAGTAAGCCAAATAAGAGTATATAGCGATGTTTTAACTGCTGCAGAAGTATTAAATGATTATAATGCAACTAAAAATTTATTTCAAACAAATAATAACGGCACTATATCAGCTACTGTAGACGCTAATCAAGATGCTGGATTTAGTATTGTAAAATATACAGGAAATGGAACCGCAGGGGAAACAGTTGGGCATGGTCTTTCTGCAAAACCTGAATTTATTCTTTTTAAAAATTTGGATACTGCTGTGAGTTGGATTGCTTATGACACTATTAATAATGTTATAGGGTATCTTGATATTGATGATCCTTTAACAGACGGCAGACGAGCATGGGCTGTAAATAATACGGATCCTACGAATACATTAGTTACTTTAGGCAATAATCAGGCTACTAATGCTGCTTCAGACTTTATAATGTATTGTTGGCACTCTGTAGCAGGATACAGTAAAATTGGCTCGTATTCTGGAGGATCTACAAATACTATAGTTACAGGCTTTAAGCCTTCGTGGGTTATGGTTAAAAGCATTGGATCAGGTTACTGGAATATTTTAGATTCTAGAAGAGGCGGTGACTCAAATAATAATGTAATATACGCAAATGACAGCGCCGCTGAGTCTACACATTCAGACAGGGTAATTACATTCCAAAATAATGGATTTTCTTGGAATGCTACAACTAGTGGAAATGTTAATACTTCAGGAAATACATATTTATATATGGCATTTAAATAAAATTAAATATGAGTAAAAAAAAGTTTAAAGATACCGGGGTCGGTAAGTTCTTATTAAATAAGATACCAAATGTAGTCGGCGCTATTGCAGGCGACACCCCGGTCGGATCGGTGATACAAGCTATTATTGGCGGCTCAGATATGAGTGACGAAGATAAAGCTATTGCACTAAAAAAATTAGATTTAGAAAGAGCTGAAATTGATGGCACAACAAAGCGCTGGGTGGCGGATGCAAGATCCGGGAGCTGGCTTGCTTCTAATGTAAGGCCATTAGTTTTAGTATTTTTAACAATTAGCTATGTAGTTGGGTGGTATATGGGTTACCCGCTAGATAGCATTACAGGTCTTTTAACTATCGTGATTGGCGGCTATTTTGGTTCTCGCGGTGTAGAAAAAGTATTTGGAAACAACAAGCATAAATGAATGACTTAAAAATTTACGGCATAAATGTCGGAGCAGTTGCTTTTTCAGCAATGCCGAATATTAACCCCGTACTACAAACCGTAGTATTAGTTATGACAATAGTTTATACAGGGATGAATATTTATATAAAATTAAAAGATAGAAAAGAAAAATGAAATACTTTGAAGAGTCTGAATTTTCAAATTTTGAAATGATGGATAGCAAGCTTTTGTCTATGTTAGATGAAGTGCGTGAAAAATACGGTTATCCAATAAAAATTACTTCCAGCTATAGAAGTCCCGAGCATCCTATAGAAGCAGCAAAAGAGCAACCAGGCGAGCACGCATATGGCGCTGCTGTTGATATTGAAAGTGTTGGAGGTGGTAAAACCTTTAGATTAGTAAAAGCTGCAATTGAAGTTGGCTTTACTAGAATAGGTATTAGCAGAAAAAGAGGATTCATACATTTAGGCATTGGGTATCCCGGTGCACCTGACACAACAATTTGGACATATTAAAATGAAATTAATTAGAAAAATATCAATTGGCCAAGACTATAAGAATGAAGCTATGCATTATTCAGTAGGCCAAGAAGTTTATGGTGGCCATACCATTTCTGACATATTAGAAGAAGATGGCACATATAATATATACATAAAGAAAAATGACGAAATATTGCCCTGGAAACATTTTAATAAAAATATGGCAATATCAGTTGAATTTAATTTAGACTATTAATGCGGTCAGTTTTTAATTTTATTATTGAATCAAATAAAAGATATAATAACTCTAAAGATATAGAAGGTAAAGAATTGATACTCAACACTGAAATTTCTGAAAGAGATTATATGTACACTAATCGTATAGGTACTGTAAAAGCAATTCCTGCAATAATTAAAACTCCCATTAAACCAGGCGACAGTGTAATACTACATCATAATGTTTTTAGAAGATGGATTGATATACGAGGTAAAGAAAAGGATTCATCTAGTCGTATACAAGAAAATGATTACATGGTTGCACCAGATCAAATATACGCTTATAAAAGAAATGGCAAATGGAAATGTTTAGACGAATATTGCTTTGTAAAGCCTATTAAAGAAGATTCAAAATGGAGCGTTTTAAGAGAGCAAAAATTATTAGGTGAGCTTGTGTATAGCAACGAGTATTTAGAGTCATTAGGATTGTCCGTAGGTGACGTGGTGGGCTTTTCGCCTGATTCAGAATATGAGTTTAATATAGACGACGAAAAATTATATAGAGTATTATCAAATCAAATTACAATTAAATATGAGTCGGCACAAAAAAGTAATTGAAGCTGCTGAGGTGGCTTTACTTGAACTTGACAAAGTTATTAGACAAAAAATAAATTTAGTTGAGTTAGAACCTGAAAAAGCAAAAATAGCGGCGCAAGCAAAATGGGTTGCAATAGAAGATTCATTTAAAATAATAGAAAAAATAGAAGAGCTTTCAGAAAACAAAAAGCAAAACAAAGAGTCTATAAAATTTTTAGGCGTAGAAGATAGAATAAAATAATGTATAAACAATCTCTCTATAACATAATTATAGACCACATAGATACTAAAGAAACAAAAAGAAACAACAAGTATAAAAAATACGAATATGGTTATAATGCTGATTTAGATTGCGTTATAATCAGTAAAGACGGTACAATAGGTGAGATATATGAAATTCAAGGTCTTAAGATAGCAATACCTAAAACTCCTGATAAAATAGATGGTGATCATTTAAAAAAAGAAAATCAAATATTTACTAGAAGGAATAGACCTGAATCATTAAACAAAATTAAAACAGTACATGAGTTTAAGCATCATCCCGAACAAACTAAAGAACAGTATTATAATTATATTGATACTGAATTTAATAGGCGTAATGATGGTTACTGGTTCATGTGCAACGGTGAGCCCTGTTACATTACAGGATCGCACTATATGTATCTCAACTGGACAAAGATTGACGTGGGGGCTCCGGAGTTCAGACATGCTAACAGGATCTTTTATTATTTTTGGGAGGCGTGCAAGGCCGATTACAGATGTTACGGTATGTGCTACCTCAAAAATAGACGGTCTGGGTTTAGCTTCATGGCATCATCAGAAACTGTTAACATGGCTACAACATCAAGGGACTCGAGGTTTGGCATACTATCCAAGACCGGTGCTGACGCTAAAAAAATGTTCACCGATAAAGTCGTACCAATATCAACCAACTATCCGTTCTTTTTCAAACCGATACAAGACGGAATGGAAAGGCCGAAGACCGAGTTATCCTACAAGGTCCCGTCAAGAAGATTAACAAGAAATTCTTTTAAAGAGTCTGAAGACGATCTTTTAGGGCAAGGTCTTGATACAACTATTGATTGGAAAAATACAGGTGATAATAGTTATGATGGTGAAAAGTTAATACTATTAGTACACGATGAATCAGGTAAGTGGGAAAGACCTGACAATATATTAAACAACTGGCGAGTAACTAAAACTTGTTTAAGATTAGGTGCTAGAGTTGTTGGTAAATGTATGATGGGTTCAACGTCTAACTCTTTAGACAAAGGAGGCGATAATTTTAAAAAATTATACTATGACTCAGACGTTAGAGAACGAAATAAAAATGGCCAGACTACAAGTGGATTATATTCTTTGTTCATACCTATGGAATGGGGCTACGAAGGATTTATTGATATGTATGGATACCCTGTATTCGATACCCCACAAAATCCGGTTAAAGGAATTGAAGGAAGCATCATCACTACAGGAGTTATTGAACATTGGGAAAACGAAGTTGAAGGCCTCAAAAACGATGCTGATGCATTAAATGAATATTACAGACAATTTCCAAGATCTGAAAAACATGCTTTTAGAGATGAAACACTAAATTCATTATTTAATCTTACTAAAATATACGAACAGATTGATCATAATGAAGAAATGGCAATGAAAGGTTATGTTGTTAAAGGTAGTTTTTCTTGGAAGAATGGCATTAAAGATAGTGAAGTTATATGGACACCAAATAGAAATGGAAGATTTCTTGTAAGTTGGTTACCTAAAGAACACTTAAGAAACAATATAATTGAAAAAAATGGAATAAAATATCCTGGCAACGACGGGTTTGGGTATTTTGGATGTGACTCATATGATATATCAGGCACAGTAGGCGGGCGTGGCTCAAACGGAGCTTTGCATGGGCTTACCACATTTTCAATGAACTCTGATTTCCCGTCAAGTAGATTTTTTTTAGAATATATTGCAAGACCTCAAACAGCCGAAATATTTTTTGAAGATGTTTTAATGGCAATAGTTTTTTATGGTATGTCAATATTGGCAGAAAACAATAAGCCAAGATTATTATATCATTTAAAAAGAAGAGGTTATAGAGGTTATTCTATGAATCGCCCTGATAAATTACGGGGCGCTTTATCAAAAACAGAATCAGAATTAGGAGGAATACCTAATACATCAGAAGATATAAGACAAGCACATGCAGCCGCAATTGAATCATACATAGAAGAAAACGTAGGTAATCAAGGAGAGGACTACGGCAGTATGTATTTTCAAAGAACATTAGAAGACTGGGCTAAATTTGATATATCAAAAAGAACAGCTCATGATGCTTCTATAAGCAGCGGGTTAGCTATAATGGCCTGCAGAAAACATTTATATAGACCAAGACAAGAAAGATCAACAAAGAAACTTAATTTTTCATTCTCCAAATATAAGAATGAAGGAAATAGAAGTATGCTAATTAAATAAGTATGGCAAAAACTCAAAAAGATTATTCTATTTTTCCAAGCCAAGCTGTTTCAGACTCCCAAAAAAGAAGTTCTGAGTATGGGTTAGAAGTAGCTAAAGCTATAGAGCAAGAATGGTTTAACAAGGACAGAGGCCTGGGTAAATATTACCAAACACGGGACGAGTTCCATAGGCTTAGGTTATATGCTAGAGGTGAGCAGTCAATAAGAAAATATAAAGATGAATTTGCTATTAATGGCGATTTATCATATTTAAACTTAGATTGGAAGCCCGTGCCTATTATTCCTAAGTTTATAGATATAGTAGTTAATGGAATGCAAGACAGATTATTTTCTATCAAAGCTTTTGCACAAGACCAAATAGCTACAGGTAAGCGAACTAAATATGTTGAAAATGTCCAAAGAGATTTGGCTGCTAAGCAAATATTAGCGGATATTGAAGCTGAGCTTGGTGTAAACGCAAGAAATATACCAGAGTCAGAACTTCCTGAAAATACGGAAGAGCTCGAGTTATACATGCAATTAAATTATAAGCAAGGCATTGAAGTAGCTGAAGAACAGGCTATAAACAATATATTTCTCAGAAATAAATACAGTGAATTAAAAAAACGAATAGATTACGACGGAGCAGTGCTCGGTATATCTGCTGTAAAACATTCTTTTAATAATACTGACGGAATAAAGCTTGATTATGTAGACCCTGCTAATTTAATATGGTCATATACAGAAGATCCTAATTTTGAGGATTGCTATTATTTTGGTGAAGTAAAAAGAATAAAATTAAATGAGCTTAAAAAACAGTTTCCCGATTTAACAATAGAAGACATAAAAGAAATTACTAAAAAAGGAAGTAACTATTCTTTAATGTACGGTGATAATTTTGATTACGGAAATAGTGATTCCGATAATGAAAACACTTTAACTGTTTTATATTTTAATTGGAAAACTTTTGAAAATAGTGTTTATAAAATAAAAGAAATTTCTTCTGGAGCAAAAAAAGCAATTAAAAAAGACGATAGCTTTAATCCTCCTAAAGATAAAAGAACAAGATTTGAAAGAGTAGCACAAGCAAGAGAAGTAATATTTGAAGGCGTATATTTATTAGGCAGTAATAAGCTTTTAAAATGGCAAAAAGCAACAAACATGGTAAGACCCAATTCTAATGCTAATAAAGTATTAATGAATTATATTGTGTCTGCCCCTAGAATATACAAAGGTAGAATTGATTCTCTTGTTGCTAAAATGACTCCATATGCGGATCTTATACAGCTTACGCATTTAAAGTTACAACAAGCAATACAAAGAATGACGCCTTCGGGTGTTTATATAGATGCTGATGGACTTGCAGAAATAGACCTTGGAAATGGCACAAGCTATAATCCTCAAGAGGCTTTAAATATGTACTTTCAAACAGGTTCAATTATAGGTAGATCACTTACAGTTGAAGGTGATCCTAACCCTGGTAAAGTTCCAATTCAAGAACTACCTGGAGGTGGTGGCAATCAAGTGCAATTATTAATAGGTGCATATAATCAATATCTGCAAATGATCCGGGATATTACGGGATTAAATGAAGCAAGAGATGGTTCTGATCCTGACCCTAAAGCTTTAGTTGGTGTTCAAAAGTTAGCAGCGGCAAACAGTAATACAGCCACAAGGCATTTAGTTAATTCTAGCATGTATATTACGCTTACTTTAGCAGAAGCTATTTCGTTAAGATTTAAAGATGTTTTAGAATACCATCCTGCTAAAAAAGCATTTATAGATGGTTTAGGAAAATTTACTGTAGGAAGCTTAGAAGAATTAAAAGATCTTCATTTGCATGACTTTGGTATATTTTTAGAGTTAGAGCCTGATGAAGAAGAAAAACAACTTTTAGAAACTAATATACAAATGGCTCTTTCGCAAAACAGTATATTTTTAGAAGACGCCATTGACATAAGACAAGTAAACAATATAAAGCTTGCTAATCAACTTTTAAAATTTAGAAGAATTAAAAAGCAAGCTGCGGATCAACAATCTGCGCAGGCAGCTTCTGTTGCACAAGCTGAAGCTCAAGGCCAAGCACAAATACAAATAGAAGAGGCTAAGGCTCAAGCTGAGCAAGTTAAAACAGAGTCTAAAATACAAATATCAAATGCAGAAAACGAATTTGATATTAAAAAATTAGAGGTAGAAGCTAGGACAAAAAGAGAATTAATGCAATTTGAATTTGATTTAAACGTTCAATTAAAACAATTAGAGTTGCAAGCTCAAAAAGAATTAGCTGAAAAACAATCAGAGGTTCAGGAAAGAATAGCAGATAAAAAAATTAGTTCTGCATCAATAGCTGGCCCTCCCAAAACAGAAAAACCTAAAAAATCTTTTGAGTCTAAAGGAAATGACGTTTTAGGTGGGTTTGATTTATCAAGATTTGAACCTAAATAAAAGTAAATTATTATATTATATTATATCATGGAAGAAAATGTTAAAGTAAGCGCTGTTGAAGCTAAAGAAGAAGTTTCAACACAAGAAAAAGAAGCCAATGTATTGCAAGATGCAATAGACAAAGGTGAAGTAGATTCTAATTATGGTTTTCAAGAAGACGGTGTGTATCGTGTAAATGTTGATAAACCTCCAACAAAAAAAGAAGAAAATGCCGTTCAAGAGCAAAGCACAAATGAGGTATCTGTACGCGACGGATCCGAAACTAGCGAAAAAATTCAAAAAGAAAACGAAGAAGAAACTAAAGAACCTGCCGGAGAAAATAAACAAGAAGAAGAAAATAAAAGTAACGAGGAAGAACAGGGGCAGGAAGTAGACTCTCCTTTAGAATTAATTGAAGATACTAAAGAAGAAGATACTAAAGAAGAAGAAAAAATTGTTGAGGAAACTGTTGAAAAACAACCTCAACCGCAAAACGAAAATAAAGTTGAATATCCTGAAAATATTCAAAAATTAATTGATTTCATGCAAGAGACTGGAGGATCTTTAGAAGATTATGTTAATCTTAATAGAGATTATTCTAAAATGAATAATACAAATCTTGTGTATGAATATTATAAAACAACAAAACCTCATTTAGATAATGAAGATATAAACTTTTTAATGCAAAAGAACTTTTCATACGATGAAGAAACAGACGAAAGTTCTGATATACGCGCTAAACAAGTTTTATTTAAAGAAGAACTATATAATGCTAAAAAGTACTTTGATGATTCTAAAAGCAAATATTATGCGGACCTTAAGTTAAGTAAGCAAAATGATATTCCTGAAGAATATGTAAGCGCTTTAGAGTATTATAAAGAACAGCAATCTGAAAAGGAAAGCTGGAACAACCAACAAAAAAGTTTTTTAGAAAAAACAGAAAAGGTTTTTAATAACAACTTTAAAGGGTTTGATTTTCAAGTTGAAGACAAAAAATTTAGGTTTAAAGTTGACAATACAAAAGCTGTAAAAGAATATCAATCTGATCTAAAAAATTTTATAAATGAATTTGTTGATAAAGACGGTAATTTAGGTGATGCTAGTAGCTATCACAAAGCACTATTTGCTGGAAGAAATGCAGATAAAATTGCATCTCATTTTTATGAACAAGGGCGTGCAGACGCCATAAAAGCACAAGCAAAAGAAGCTAAAAATATTGATATGTCCCCAAGAGTGGATAATTCAGTAATAACAACTTCGTCTGGTGATAAAATAAGGGTTGTGTCCGGTGATTCTTCTGATAAATTGCGAATAAAATGGACAAAATAATAAATTAAAAATTTTTACAAATGGCTTTTACAAGTGGAGTACCAGCTGCTTTGCAACCAACCCAAAGCAAGGCTCTTTATGCTGGTAACTATATTGATTTTACAGACAGCTCATTTAATATGTGGGCTCAACAATTTTTACCTGATGTATACGAACAAGAAGTTGAAAGATATGGAAACAGATC